CTACAAGAACTCCGATATTGCTATCTGCCTTATCAAGACCAAACAGTGTCTCTGACTTTTTAACACCAATTGGGTAGTTACGAACCCGTGATGCTTCTTTCTCCTGCCAACCATCCAACTCTCCCATCGGGGAAACAATAGGAAGAATCCAAGTCTGCTTATCTTCTACAAACCTAATACCATACTTCTTTGCAGATTCACGATCAATTCCACGAGTCTTAATCCACCTATCTGATGGCGCAGGAAAAGCACTAAATACTTTCCAATCAACCACTGGTCGCTTCTCAGCAATTTGTGGTGTGTTCATACGATCTAAACCATTTGATACAAGGAAGGTATGTACCGCAATGATTGAATCACTTTCGCCAGTCAGTTCAGACACAAGCGAAGAAAGAGTTCCTTTAGCGCCACAGGAATAGCAAAGCCATAAACCTGTGTTGGCATTCATTGACCACGAAGGGGAGCCATCTGCCTTCCCTGTTCGCTTGTAGTGCACTGGGCAACAAGCAGAAATCTCTTGCTCCCCAATACGCCGAACGTCCACACCAAGTTGGCGTAGCACATCTGCTACATCAGTAATACCAGTTGTCCCTGTCATCGTCCTTATCATCGCCTTCTTCTCCTACTTCTGTAAAGTCCATGTTATTCCAATCCCAGTTAATTCTGATTTCACCTAGTGGTGCAGAACGAGCCAAGACAACACGAATGATTCCCTGGTTTTCAATATCAGGATCTGATTCCACTGCTAGTACCAAGTCAGAGTCCTGAGCGAAAGAAGAAGTGTAGCCAATAGAATCAGCCGTTACACGGCGTGATTTCTTGTTACCCAACTTCCAAGACAAAACCTGAGTAGTTCCAACAACTGGAATGTCTTGGTTTTGTGCAAGCCTTTTCAATGAACGAGTAATATTTGTCAATGCTTGTGGACTTCCCTTTGGCTCACCCTGCTCATCATCCATCAAGTACACACCGTCAATAAACAGAATGTCGGGCTGGTACTCCTTGACCTTTGCTGTTAGTGCACTAACAGTTGTTACAGATGCTGTGTCTTCTGTAATTACAAATGGGTGCATGTTCTTACGCATACGCAGAGTCTCACGAACACGCTCAAACTCTTGGTCAGATAGCGATGCACGAAGAATATTGCTGTACGGAACTTTGGCAACGATTGCGTCATACCGTGCTGCTTGCTCTTCTGCTGACATTTCAAATGAAACAAAGAGTGGTCGCTTACCGTGAATGTGGGCTGCGTTAGCCATCATCAAAGTCATCAAGGACTTACCCTTCTTGGCTTCACCCACAAAGGTAATCAACTGCTGTGGGCGTAGTCCTGATGTAATTCTGTCAAGGCCTTGAATACCTGTAGGAATACCACGAATGGCATTAGGCATCTTACGAAGTTCATCGTACTTGTTTACTCGTTCTTCCCAAGTATCAATAAGGTTTACATCTCGTAAGCGAGCAACGTCTGCACCTGCTTTTTGAACTCCAGCAGCAAGTAACTTAAACGCCTCAGTGGTATCCCCACTTTGTATTGCAGGCATTGCAGCAGACATTGCTTCAACCAAGTTGCGGTGACGATACGAAGTGTAGATTTCATTAACAAGAGCACTGAATGGTTCACCTTTTGCATCAACAAACTTGATGTCGCCAAACTCTTGTTTGATCGCACGAGTGGTTGGAACCTCCCCATGCTCTCTCCAAAAAGAAACTAACCATTCCCAAACAATTTCCCACTCAGCGGTAAAGTAGTGCGCTTTTACGCCATGCTTCAGGGAATATGAAAGATCCTGTTCTTGAACTACCTTGCTGATTAAGAGTTGTTCTGCGCTAGCCATCAGAGTGACCACGAGGTATTCGTAGTCACAACTGTTGCTCTCATGCCGATTACCTTTGCCTGTTCTTGATCTGCTGTGTAGATTTTTGCAATGCCCCTGTTGAACTGCAATTCAAAAGCAAGGTCGTCAATGTTGTCAAATGAAACCACGTTTGTTGATATTCCCTTCTTCAATAGCCACCTGTCAATTGCTTCAGCAAAACCAGGGGGAAACAATGTATACACTTCCGTACCAACACCCAACCTATGGATTGAATCACTTAGAAGTTTTACTGGAAGTGGGTTTGTAGTCCACAACTTTAAGTAAGCATCCCACTTTTCATTTCTTAGTAAATAAGCGGCTTTAATCTTTTCAACTCTCCCTGTTGGCTCAGACGCAAGCACACCTTCAAACATAGTTGCTTGCACGTGTGGAGCAAAAGAGGCGAGATCATTACCCTGCATGTTGTGTAACTCTGTAGTCCTTTCCTTCAAAGGGAATCTGAAGTGTAGCATCTTGCAAAATAGATGCAAGCCTCGGTCCATAATTATTTCCGATAGAAGCAATGCTGAACTCGGAAGTAACGATGGTAATCAGTTTCTGCTCGTAGCGACTATTCAACAAAGAAGCAATTGCATTCTTTGTAAACTCTGTCTTTTTCTCACTGCCCAAACTGTCTAAAACAACAATGTCAAAAACTGAATTGATGTACTTCAAGAGGTATGGATCGCCGTACTCATCTGGAAGTTCTCCATCGGATCGCAGTTCGTCATAGGTTGCAGCAATGAACTTCTCTGCTGTAATAAAGAATCCACCAAGTTGTTTGGTAAACAGAATCTCTGACAAAAGTGCTGCTGCAAGATGTGTCTTACCTGTTCCTGTAGCGCCACAGAAGTACAAACCCTCACCGCTTTCAAGGTTGTCATCAATGTTTGCTGCCCAACCACGAATCGCTTTAGTCACGCCCCAACTACCAACATCTTCATTGTAGTTATCTAGGGTCTTATCCATGTACCGTTTTGGAATGTGTGCGTTACTTACTCGCTCTGCTGGCTTACGATTTCTCCAATAGCGAGGCCCATGCCATTCAGTCATTTAGGTACTTCTCCAATCGTGGATCAAACTTAACTTCTTGTAGAACTGTCGGAAGGGTATCGGATGCAATGCGTTTAAGCAACCCCCCTCTGCGACCAGCAAAGGCTATCCAAGGAACTTCCTGGTTTCCCAATGGAGTGCGCTTAATGTCATCGGCAAAAATATCAATCATCCGATAAATCTGAGTGGGTGTTACCGACTTAGATAACATGTCTTTAAATATTTTCATCAGGGCTGGACCATTTACAGGAGCGTTTAAAGTCATAGACGTGCTGGTGGTGACATCCCGAAAGTATCTAACCATATGTGTAAGCCCTTGTTTCTTTTCTAGAACTTTAGGTTGTTCAGGCTCAGGCTCATCTGCCCCAATTACTTTTACATCCCAATCATCACCCTTCTTGTTTTGGCGTGTAATGAGCAACCCTCACTCTCTTGCTACCTTCCACTGGCTCTAAAGACAAAGCAGTACCTTTTGTGGTTTTGCCTTTTTCATCCGTGACCTGGGTCTCGTAATCCCACATCCATTTCATTGTTCTTTTCATTTTGACTCACTTTCGTTTGCAGTTTTAAACTGACGTTGCCACCTAGGGTCCGATAAGAATAGAGCATCTTTCTTTCTCTTTTTTGGCTTCCCCTCTAGATTAAGATTAATCTCTCTAGATTGGGTGTCAGCAGTGACACCCTCCGAGGGTGACTCCAGTGACACCCCGCTAGTGTCACCAGTGACACTACTAGTAGTGACTCCAGTGACACTACTCCGAGAGGTTGGGTTGTTGAAATCAACACGATAGAGGTTCGTCATATTCCGACCCGTCTTACTTTTTCGCACTGTCTTGACAACAGCCCCAGATGATTCAATACGGTTCATAGCCCGAATGACTGTTCGTCTGTCATAGCCAGTGAGTTCGGCTAAGTGGTCGTAGGATGTTGTTATGTCTTGCCTATCACCGTTCATGTAGGTCAGGGCGTGGATTAAAACACACAACGCCACAGCATCCTGCCCTAGATATTCCAAGACCCATCGTGGTACTGGAATGAACTGCCCATTTAATTTCGCCATGTTTGCTTCCTTCATTTTGTCGTGTTATAGTTCCTGTATGGGGTTCCCCTTCACCCCTAGCCTCACCTGAGTTAAATCAGGAAGTTGGCGCTTGTGGTAAGGGTGCTGGTGATTTCCCCTTCTTTGATCCAGCACCCACCACGAGTTATCCTAAAAGTCTTTGTAATGTTGGGATATTGATGGCTCTTGCTTCCATAGAACCATCTACAAAAGTCACAATCAACTGAACCATTGAGATCAGTCCTAAGTCCTCTTCTGTAAAGAGTGGTGTTGGGATACCTAAATCCCTTTTCAACGCATCCTGGGGCTTCCTAGGGGCCTCTGGGAGGGCGCTGATAAGTGAGTCTTCTTGGGGAAGTTCATCATGAGATACCCATAGTGGAACTAACCCATTGGTTAATTCCAAAGCCATCATGTTCAGAGCGTCTGCTTCAAAGACAAGGCGCTGGGTCATCTCGGTAGCCTGACCAGTTTCATCTGTATCAAACAGGACAAGCAACTGGGCATCACTGTTCTTCTTGAGGGTATCCATGACTACATCATCAACTGCAACAACATCTTTTGCAGCCTGCACAACGGCTGGGTGTACCTTACCTGAATCAAAGTAGACAATAAAATCTGCGCTGTAATCTACCAACCAGTCCAATACCCTTGCTTGACCAGCAGTAGGTTTCCCAGTCCACATGTAGTGGAATACTGCGCCTTCTTTGACATCCCCCAGACCTACTTCAATTACATTTGCTGGGGCATTTCCCATTCCACCAATAACATATTCCATGTTGGTTCCTATTCTGCATGTTGTTTACTTTAATGAACGCTTATTTGCCATATCGCCTAAGAAGGTGAGCAATCGTAGCAGAGAGTGTACCGTCCCTGCAAGGGTAGCAACTGCTAATCCTGCAAGCCAGTGATCTGTAAACGGAATTACAAAAGTTGCTCCGTAAGATGCAACCACCCCTGTCACAACTTTCACCCAAGGCATCGCTTCACGAGGTGATAGAGCATCAGCAACTTGTATCAGTTTGTATACGGCTAGTGCACAGATTATGTAGTTCATCACGTCTTTCCAGGAATCCAATCAAACACTAAAGCATAATCAATACTGGTGTCAAGCAACATAGTTACTGGCAACATTTGTGGAAGCAATCTTGCAATTGCATTGTTGGTTTTCTTCTTATTTGTTGAGTATAGGGAATAGGAAGCGTATTCACTTCCTGCCCAAGCATGGTCAGAAAAGTTGTCTTGGTAAATAAATCCACCAAAGTCTGATGACCCGTTAAAAAATGTTCCGTATGCTCCTGGTTCAACCATCCATTGGGATACCACGGTACTTTCGCCAGGTTGTAATGAGAATATCATTACGGGGTAGCGAGACACTGTAGACGTTTGTACAGGCATTTTGATAACCGCACGGCCCGTTGGCGATAGTGCTTGTGATACACCTAATTCGCTAAGTTGTGATGCAGTATTCCATGTTGTCCATCCAGCCGATGCCGACCATTGTGACCCATGCACAACCCCATTTCCAGTTTTTGCAATGGAAGACCAATACTCTACGTCTTCTTCTACAGGAACAGCCACAAGAGATGTAAGGGCAAACTGAACTGATGCTGAATCATTGTTAGTTACTGTTAATTGCTCACCACTCTTTGTAAAAGTACAAGATGCGCTAGACGAACTAAAATCCCATTTTTTAGTACCACCAGTAATTACAAACAGAGAGTCAGCAACAAGGTTTACTTTTTCTGCATACACACGAAATGTGTATTTTGGCGACACTGCTGATTCAACTACATCTACCCGACAACCACTAATGGCTGTAATGTATTGTTTAATTGAGTTTATTGTTCCTTTTTGCTGTCGGTAGTATCCAATGTCTTGGAGTACTTGCCGAATGCGAGAAGTACCAATGTCCGCTGAAGTTACTTCTAAAGCAAACATTTCCGCCAGTGCATCAAGGGATTGAGATTCATTGTGTTCTGGGTCGTATTGTGTTATTACCGCATCAATTAGCGACCTTGTTTTATCTAACTCAAAACTAAAGATACTAAGAAACCTAGAAAGTTGTCCACGCCCTAATCCAGAGGGGTCTAAGGATGCTCCAGCAGTATCGGTTACTCGGTATTGCGCTGGAATCCTATTCCAGAGTTGTTCGTAAGATCCATAATTATTTGGTACAAGTTCTTGTAATGTCGCCATTCGTTCATACCAACTTGCCCCAGTAATACTACTTTCTCCATCTTTGTTGTAGTGTATGAACAAAGAATAATATGCCCACACACCTTGATGAGAGTCATAAGATTTAACATGTTCTACTAAGTAGTCTGGATCAAAGTGTTGTTGTGTTTTTATAACAACACCATCAGCAACAGTTTCAGGAAAACCAGTTGGAGAATACACAATAACTACTTCAAATGGTCTTGTTTGTCCTTCTTCTATGAGTTCCTTAGCAGTAAGCGTAAAGGAAGACCACGTTAATAGCACTGTGTCATAGTCAGTAGCAGTTGCTGTAAATTCAACAGTAGTAGCAAGTTCGGACGTTACTTGTATAAAAGCATCAGCACGAAGTGCAAAGTCAGAATCTAAACGTGTTTGCCCAACTGGAGTAGTTGTTTCATCACCACGCACATAAGAACCAAACGGATTAGCGTCTGGGCTACTACCAAGGTCAGCACGGCGAAGTCTAAAGGAGGTATATGCCATTCTTAGACAACTCCACCACTAGCAGTTATGACTAGTTCTGAAAGCAATAAAAGGCTGTCAGTTGCCGCTTGCACACCCTTAACTACAGGAGTCAAGCCAATGGTATCAATCACTGCGGAAGATCCTGTAGTAAACCTATCTACCGTAACGTAATCCACACCGTCAATATCAATGATTGCTCGGTAAAGTGTGCCAAGCGATATGGTTTGACCAAAGGTTACACTGTCAAAAGATAGTAATGATTTAATGGCAGTTGTTACCAAGTCAATTACACTTTGTTGAACATAGGTATTTAGGACATTTAAAGTGATAGTTACCTTTGCAGAAGTTAGCGCCACACTTGGCATTACTACTGTGTTTACTCCTACCATTTGACGAGGTTCAATATAACTATAAATTGAATCACGATAATCATTATCTAACAACAATGGGCTAGTTGTTGGACTAGTTACTAAAGTACCATCGTAAACTGCTTGATCAGATAGCGCATAGATTTTGATTTGGGCATTTCGGTAAGATGCAACAGAAGATACTGATGCTGATGCAACGCTTGCAGAAACTAGATCGTACAGTAAGGTAGTTCCACTAGATCCAGTTTTGACTGTAAATGTTCCATCAAAGGTGTCATCTACATCAAATACTGCAATAGTTTCCCCTACAGTCAAACCATGTGCAGCACCTGTTGTTAGTGTTGCAACATTGGAAGTAAGTGCTTTGTTTGTAATGTACCCAGTTTTAGCAGTAGAACCAGACACAACATTTGCTGTTGATTTTGAAATACCAGGAATTCGTAAAGTTAAATCACGATAGTCTTGAATAGACACTGCTCGGTCTTGTGAACGAAACGATGCAGGAATGTTTAATTGTAAAGAATTAATACTTTCGCTATTAGTTCCCCCAGATGCTTTGACGGTGTTTGGGGTAATGACAATTCCATCATAGGGTGGACCTAGTGTGTTTGTTAGTGACTCAAAAGCAGTAATTGTATTAGCATCTACGTTTCCAGCACTGCCACGGGAACGACGATAGTAAACAGAAACAGTTGCGTTTACTGTTGGTATCTTTCCATAAACACCGTTACCAAAAACTAGTGTTGAAGAGTCATCAGAGTTAAGGGTTATTGAAAAAACATTATCTGTGTTTGTTGCGTCAATAAACCTATCTACTAGTGAGTAATCAACTGTAGTTCCTCCCGCACCTTCACTTACAGTTACAGAAACAGATGGCCTAACTACTCCAGTTTTGTTTAGTGTAAACCTTTGTCCTGCCAAACCATCGCTAGTAAACGATTGAGTAAAGATTTCTCCTTCAGTAAGGGTTACTAGTGCATTTGCAGATTTAGCGTAAGTAGTGTAATTCTCAATATCAGTTCCAGATTCGTTAAAAGCAATAGGACGATTACTAGTAAACACAACGTCATCAGCACCACTAATAAGTGGGTTTGCTATAAACCTGGTGTACCTAGGAATGAGTATTGGAGAAGCGTCGGTTGCTGCCGAGTTTGTGGCGTTTAGTGTAATAGACGCAGTAGCAGGAGTTCTTCCTGTAGGTGTGTAGTCAAGCAAACTAGCAATTGCTAAGATACTAGAGCGCTGTGTTGCTGTTGGTAGAAACGCTTCTTGAGCAGCACGGTCAATGTAATAGTGAAGTACGTCACCCATGTACGCCCAAAGATCAACAAGA